AAAATGACAAACGTCATACCATAGTAGATGAACATATGGGTGTAATAACTAGAGAGACACAGGATTGTGAGTGGGGTATGATTTGGGTAAATCGTGAAATCAGAAAACATTATTGTATTATAGACACCATGGAATTACCCACGCTACCACCATCGCCGAAACAGCCGTCTCCACGCAATGTACGAGACGTTTTCAAGCCTAAAAATTTTGACTAACGAATTCCTCCGGAGTTAGGACCGGGATTCTACGTTTCTTCGCCTCTTCCGTTTTCCCACTCGATTCTTTAGCAACAACCACAAATGTATTTCCGCTGACACTCGTCCCGAGTTTGGCACCCACGCCCTTCAACTTATCCTCGAGGTCCTTATCACGGAATCCGGTGAATACAACCGTTTTCCCATATAGGGCATGACTGACATCTACTATTATTTTGTTATCTGGAACATCGGATTGTTCTAGTTTGTGTTCAAGGCCACATTCTTTGACAAACTCGAGGAATTCGGGTATATGATCGACAAATGCCTGTGCCGACTTTTTTTCAATGCCCTTGATCGCCACCAATTTCGCAATGTCCCTCTCGCCTTCCGCCAGAACATTGGGATATTCCGCCAAAATCATCTCGGCCCGCTTCGTGCTGAAACCGCGTCCCAGCTTATTTGAAACGGCCATCAGCGTAGACAGAGACATCTTGGAGACCGCCTCGCGAATACCCTCCGACAATTTATTCGCCGTCTTTTCTTGAAATCCTTCGACTTTCAAGAAATCCTCTTTCGTCATTCGCAAAATCTTTGGAACACTATCATGTCCTGCCTTAATCATTTTTTCCACGTTTCCTGGACCAAGCCCATCTACTTTGATGCCTTTGAAAAACCCGGTGATGTTCTTCTCCAAGACAGTGGCGTCGCCAGTTGCGTCGGCCAGCATGACATCCACGTGCGTATCATTCCATATATAATCGACGTCTGGCATCTTCGCCTTTTCCGCGGGTGTCGTTACCGCCATGATCTTCGGAATCACATCGCCGGACCTGACGATTTGGATGATGGCGCCGATCCCGATCTTGTTCTCTTCAATGAATGAACCGTTGAATCCAGTGGCGAACTGGATGGTCACGCCGCCCAGTTTTAGCGGCATGATTTGGACACGGGGTTTCAGGTATCCGTCCTTACTGGCACTCCATAAAACATCGACGACGTGCGCTTCACTTACCTGGTCCGAAAGAACCATCTTGAACGCAAATGCGTGGTCTGGGTTTCCGGCGGCGCGTGGATGGATGTTGTCATCCGCGACAATGACCCCATCAATCTCAAATAGATAGCTTTTACGCAAATCTTGGAGAACCTGAGACAGTGATTCGTTTGTAATGTCCGCGAGAGTCTCGTTTTGGACAACATCTACGTCCAGTGATGCCAACTTCGCCATTTGCGCCGAAGCGGTCAGACCGTCCGGCTTGATGACCTCATATGCTACGAAACGAATATCATTGATTTTCTCATCGACCGTCTTCCTATTCACGATGCCCGCCACCAGATTCCTGGGATTCGCGAACTTGTCCGCGTATTTGGTCATGAAAATCTCCTTTGGAATCACGAACTCGCCGCGAATAACGACACCCTTCTCCTTCGGCAGGCGTAGCTTCGAGATCAGATGACTGATATCCTGACCGATCTTACCATCACCACGCGTATATAGTTTAGGAACGTCGCCCTCTGTGCTATACATGCCACTCACGCCATCCAACTTACATGATATTACATACGGACCCGCATACTTTGCTTTCCAACTAGTGAGCGCGCCAGTGTCGGGCTTGATTTTGTCCATCGATGCCATTTCATATGGCAGCGCAACTTTATTTTTCGCAATACACACAGCGCCACAGCCTTCGGGTTTCTTGAATTTATTCGTAACATAATCATATAAAACATCAAATTCGCCGTCGGACATTATAGGGGCGCCTAGAGCATGGAACGCATTATTTGAGTCTTCAATCATTTTATTGAGTTGGACCTCTGTGAGTGTGTCGAGAACCTGGATACCATCTTTTTTGAACAATTCGACATAATTCTGATTTTTCTTTGTTTTTGTTGTTCGCTTTATTATGACTTTGTTCTTTTTGGTATCGGTAGTGGGCGAAGGAGACCTATTGATTGGCTCGGGCTCTGGACTCTTGACTTTGATTGGCTCGGGCTCTGGAATCTTTGCTTTGATTGGCTCGGGCTCTGGACTCTTGGCTTTTGCAGTGCCCTTGACTTTGACAGCGGAGCCGTCTAAACGATCTGTCGGCTTCTTATATTCCAGATTCAAGAAATCGAAAACGGACTGTTCATCGACAAACACATGCTCGACTTTATCACCTTTCTTCCGGTTCTCCATACCCGATAATCCGTGTTCATTCAGCGTATATTTCATCGATAGCGCATGCTCACGCATCACCATATTGAACTCCTTGCTACCAGTGAAATACAAAACGGAAAACGGGTACTCTTCGGGTGTCGTATATAGGAAATCGACACGCCTAGCATACTGGGCACCAGGCAATTTCGCGACGACCAGGCACTTCGAGTTACCGCGAGACAAGATCTCCACAATGATCTGACGAGACAGTAGTTCGTCGATGAACAACTTGAACACATTGGAATGACTCGATGTTATGATGACGTCGATGTCCCCCGAGCTCTTCATGCCGCGCCGGTAACTTCCGACAATTTCGAACCGCGAGCATTCGACGTTTTTAGGAAAAGCGGCCTTGAAAATCTTCTCATATTCCTTGATTTCCGAACGAGGGATTCGCTGTAGAATGTCGTTATAATATTTCAGACCGACGAGCTGCTTGTCGTTGAGAACCTCCGTCTTGCGTGCTTCCAATTGTTCCATAGTAGTGATGCCCTTATCCACGAGCTCCTCTGCCGACTTCTCACCGACACCATAAATATTAGCAAACACGTCAATCGCCTTCTTCTTTGCGACGATATCCTTAGACTCTTCGAGAACTCGTAATGTGCCTGTGGCAGTATAATCAACCAATTTCTGGTAAATCGTTGTGCCGATTCCCTTCTTGTCCTTTAGTTGTTCGGGGTTCGTTATGTCGCCGGCGAATCCGGCGATCGTTTCCTTGGCGTTTGCGTATGCGCGGGCGCGCATTGCGTCCTTTCGGACACGCATTACATAACCGAGCGTTTCCATGAGCTCTATGTACCGTTCATTGAGACGGGGCTGAGCCATTGGTTTAGAAACGCCAGTTGGTTTTAAATCCTTATTTTGGTTTTTGCGCGTTTTCTTTTGGACCTTTATTTTGATCTTGACCGTTTGATCCATTATATGATATGACCTGATAATAAAATTTCTATATCTAAAATATAATGTCGAAAATTAAAGCTACATATTTAGAAGTAATTCTATTCATTATCTTCGTTCTATATGTCGTGTTCCAACCGAGAACGCCCCCCGTGCTTTCTATGATGATTGATACACCGGTTGGCGCCGTGGTTGTGATGGCGGCCACAGCATATTTGCTTTTATTCACGCACCCGGTTCTCGGCGTGCTATCTATTTTTGTCGCATATGAGCTTCTTCGTAAGAGCACCATGGTGCGGTACATCCCGACTGTGCTCGCGCAGGCACAGGATCAGCCGAAGGTAGACGCGCAACAGCAGTCGTTCAACCCGCCGGCGGAGCGGACTCTGGAGGAGGACCTCGTAGCGCAGATGGCGCCGATCGAGGTTTCTGCTGATTACGTTGAGACGGGATTCAAGCCGGTGTCGGAGGACGTTCATGGCGCGTCGGTTATGTAGAAAAACATCGTTTTTATGTAGAAAAACACAGTTTTTATGTTAGAAAATTGATCTTTTCAAACCCATTTACGTATATGATATCAATTATCATATACATCATGTTAAGCCACGTTTATTTCTACGACGACGAACCTTACAACATTCACTCGGTAAATAAGCGTCTCGCCAACAAAGTAACCAGTGTTCATGTTCCAAAGAGAGCGTCCGTCATGCAGTTACAACACGACGTCTATCAAACAAACCTCGGAGATTACGTCAATGGGATTCCGTTGACAGAGATCCAGCGAATCGGGTTCGACTCAAGTGGAGCTCTGATTACGGGCGCGCTGTTCGCGTTTGACTGGGACGAAACACTGAGTTGCGTAAACGGCGTCTCATACGCTCCGGTCGGGCCGGGTAAGCGAGAGGTTTCGTTTGATGATGAGCGGGCTCTCGTATTCTGGCCAGCCGGTCTCGACGGATACTTGGAGAGCATAATGGGCGGACCGGAGAGGCTGACGGCAATTCGCGAAATGATCGACCGCCTAATTAACCATAAAAATAGGGTGGTCATCTTGACAAATAACGAATCGGCGAGCATCTATGGAAGTCGTGGGACGCGCCCGCTGTTTATCGAGATGGTTAAAAAGCTACATCCCAGGCTTGCTCTCCTGTCATCGTATACAAATTACCCGACGATGGAGGTTGATGACGAAACCGGGGAGTTCGTGTTCGCTAGCACAAAAGGTAAGGTATTGGCGGACTATATCGAAAATGGAGTATAAACAAAAAAGAATGTGTTGTATATATTGTATTTTTTTATGGATTTACACCAAATAATCTATTCCTAAATTCAATAATACCTGGAAATTTACCAGCGAATCCATCTCCAGTTGTTAGGTTCGTCTCGAACCAGGCTTCGCGATCATTTATTCGTTCTGCGACTAACGTAGGAAGCCTAGCATCATATATAAAATATAACAATCCGAAAATAATTATAGTAAAATAATACGTAGCCTCGTTTAATACTTGATTCTTTGACTTAGTTTTCGACAACCAAATCCAAAGCCCAATATCAAAAAGAATGAGAAAACCAAATACCCGAATTTCGACCGAATCGACCAAATTTTTTTTTGTAGAATCGGAGGGGATTGGAACCAGGTAATTTACCCACTTTTTATATCCCCAACCGACAACTGCTCGACCTAGGAAAAATGTTATTACAAGCCAAATTACCCCCATAGCCGCCGTATGATATACCGATTTTTCAGTGCCGGGATCTGTGCTAAACACGTAGCCCATTTCATCTTTTCCTCCGTTTGTAACTGTAGCTACACACTTGTTGTCATCGGTTACATCAGCATCAACTCCCTCTTTGAAACTCTCTTGAACAAAATTGGCAGAAACAAATCTTGACGGCGGGGGTGTCGGCGTTTTTTTGCGCGTGATGTTGTTATTGGTTCTGACGCCCAATGGACCACACGCCCCACATCCATGTGGAATTTTATTCAAATGCTCTTTTATTTTTTTGTCTATTTCGGCGCTCAGCTCTTTCTTTAGTGCTTTTTTCCCCTTTTTACTACAAAACCCTTCGGTCGACGAATTGTCGATTGGATTCAAACGAATTACGTCACCGGAATCATCTACGTCAAATCGAATCGATTTGGAAATAAGCGCATTGAGATTGATTTCCTGGCTTGCGCCGAGAACGTCATCCAGAGGAATGTCCAATTTTAGCGGGAATCTTACGATGGCGCGTTTGTTATAGTTGGTAATCGGTTCATGTTCAATTTCGACGACCCCCTCGTCGGGCAAAATAGTCAACTTCGCCGAAACGTATGAATCAGAATTTGGAAGGACTAAATTCGGAGAGTTGCGTTTGCCTCTAAAAATAAACGTATTATCGCCAATTTTAGTTGCTAATGTATTATAATAATTATATTGTATTTGTTCCGACATTTTATATGGTATATCCAGATAAAATATATATATTACTAAACGCTGTCACTTCGTTACGTGGTTTTAGTTAGGGGAGGTGGACCCCACCATACATGTGCTGGATTAATTGGATCGTTACCAACCATAATCTTGTCTTTGCTAATGTGCGTATTTCTCTTGTTTGGATCAGTTAAATCTTTGTAATATTCATTAATGTCGATATCGCCGCCCGCTCTATCTTTGAAAAATTCGGGAATGTTAAATTTACCGAACCATGGCATCCCTGGTTTTATAACTTCTTCCGGTGACAATATTCTTTTCAATAAATCAACCGACTGCTGCAACGTTTTATCGATTACATTATCGGTATCGGTATCTAGAACCAAATCGGGTTGCTTGGTAATTTCGATAGCCAATTTCTGAGCCGCTTCCATGGTTTTATCGACTGTATTGTCATTGTCGAGAGATTCAGGTTGCTTGGTAATTTCAATAGCTAATTTCTGAGCTGCTTCCATGGTTTTATCGACTGTATTGTCATTATCGAGAGATTCGGACTGTTTGGTAATTTCAATAGCTAATTTCTGAGCTGCTTCCATTATTCGATCGACTGTATTGCCATTATCGTCCGGCGGGGGTTGTTCGGTAATTTCAATAGCCAATTTCCGAGCTGCCTCCATTATTCGATCGATTGTCGAATATGGTTCCTTTAATTCTACAGCATGATTTAAAATAAGACGTAGCAAATCTTCTTTCGTAAACCCATGTGGCATTGGTTCGATAATCTGGTTTATCAGCTCAAGCGCCTTCGTCATAAAGGTCTCAATTGTATTGTCGATAACCTCGGATCTGGGTTGAGCAACCTCGCCAATCAATCCATTGGCGATTGTCATTACATTTTGAACTTCGCTGCCTTGAGAGTGCGTATTATTTCCTGCTACGTCAACTCCAATGTCGTTAACACCGATACCAGTTGCGCCACTCATATTATACTAAAATATAACATGAAAATAAAAGCCTACAAATTCGGAATATAGCTAAACGCATTGTTCTCGTATATGGTAGCCTTGAACGTATCATTGTATCCTTCGACATAGATGGAATCACCGTTCATCATTTCATCACAACCATACTCGGAAGTACAACTCTTACCTTTCACACTAACCGGGAGTTTCGTATTCAAATTTCCGCCGGTGTTCGATATGGTATAATACTGCCATTTATCGCGTCCGTTCATATGGCGCCGGCCCATGAGTGGGAGAATCATCCCGCTCTTCGTAAGGATCCCGATCTGCGAGTATTCGGAACTCGTCATTACGTTCCGTGTTTTCATCGGAGGCACACGTGGATCGTCTAAACCACTATTCACATAAACGGGGACAGGAACCGCGACCGTAAGAGGCATAGGCTGGTGGCCGCCACTCGGCGTCCTTGGTTGCGATCTAACGTAGACATACACAGAAAAGAGTAGTATGAGTATGAGAACAAACAGCGTCATATTCTCAATACATAAAACTCCCGGAATACACTTTTTGCCCATATATTAAATCCACAGATAATAATCAAAATGGCCACTTAGGGAAAGGATCGAACTTCAGTTTATAACATTTTTTGGTGGTTTCGTCGGAATATTTAAATATGTGCATGCCTGTCCAGTCATAACACGAATCGTCAATTGCGTCCATCCAATCTGATATTTCAGCAGAAATCTCAGTGAATTCCTTACCATACATCACGATCGAAAAAATTATATATAACATATACCACGTTGTCCCCATCACTATATCAAATCCGTAAAATAGAATACAACCGGAGAACATGTTACCGACATAATAGAACAATGCCGCGACAGTATCGGCACACCACGCGGCAACATCGCCTACCCAACATAAAAAATCGCCTATCTTTGCTATAAACTTGAAGAGTTTCCCGAACGCGCTGAATAAATTGAACCCTTCTCTTTTGTGGAATTTTTCGTATATTGTATACGACATAATCGACAGCAATATGACGATCAACGTGAATATATATATGTTTTTTTCGTTAGTCGACATACAGCTGATATATTATAATATCATATAAATTACTTATCGTATTTGGCGAATTTGTCAATACGCTCTACGAACGTTTCTATTTGTTTCAGCGTCGGTTCCATCTTCTCGATCTTAGTGACCAACTCTTTTTGCTTATCGGCGAGTTTATCCACGGCGGCATGTGTCTCATCTACCTTCACAGGCTCCTCGGCATTCACAGGCTCCTCTACCTTCGCGGTCTCGGGCTCTTCTTTGTTCTCTAGACCCTCGACTCCCGCCAACCCGCCAAACTGAAGCACGCTGGTGGCAACTATCGCTACTACCATTATGACCGTCATATTCTTGCTGAAAAACGAGGTGAGAAATCCGATCATTATAAAAATCGCGGCAAATTCGTATTTGCCAGCCGTGGCGAGATATAGTAGATCCGCCAACGCGACCAATAAAACGAAATAGAGAACAACCGGATGATTCAATGAGAATTTAATTACAGGTGCCTTCATTTGACTGTTATATTATATAAAAATATTTTTTATGTCTAAACCCTTGGAGAATTAAGAGTCGCGGCATACGACCAAAATTCGTCGAATATCTCATAATATTTTGTTATGTATTATGGTAATAACTATAAAGAAACGGTTTAAACCGATTGCCCGTTATATAATTATATCGGCATCTTATATACTTTAGAACAATGTCTCTGTCCAACGACGACGATGAGCCGATTCTGTCCGATTCCGCTGGCCGCTACACCTTATTTCCCATCAAATACGACGATATGTATCAGATGTATAAGCGCCAGGTGGATTCTTTCTGGCGACCAGAGGAGGTGGATCTGTCGCGGGACCTAAATGACTGGGCGAGTCTGAGTGACGACGAGCGCCATTTCATCGGAATGACTCTGGCGTTTTTTGCCGGGAGTGATGGAATTGTCATGGAGAATATTTCGACGCGTTTCCTAAATGATGTCAAGCCAGCAGAGGCGCGCGCATTCTATAGTTTCCAGTCGGCGATGGAATCGATTCATTCGGAGATGTATTCGATTCTGATTGAGACCTATATAAAGGATACAGAGCAAAAGAATAAGCTATTCCAAGCAATCGACAATTATCCGTGTATCGCCATAAAGGCGAAGTGGGCACAAAAGTGGATCGGCGACGATGACGCCTCATTCGCGTCCCGTCTGATTGCGTTTGCGTGTGTCGAGGGCATTTTCTTCAGCAGTAGTTTCGCGTCCATCTATTGGATCAAGAAGCGCGGACTCATGCCTGGGCTTACGCTGTCCAATGAGTTTATTTCGAGGGACGAGGCGCTCCATACCGAGTTCGCGATTCTACTCTATAGTAAGTTGCGCCGGAAGGTGAATAAGGAGCGCGCTACCGAGATTATTCGGGAGGCGACGGAGATCGAGAAGGAGTTCATTACAGAGTCGTTGCCGTGTCGGCTGATTGGCATGAATGGTAAGATGATGACACAGTATGTCGAATTTGTGGCGGATCGGTTGTGCCTCCAGCTCGGTTATGATAAGATTTACGAATCGAATAATCCGTTCGAGTTTATGGAACTGATTAGCGTGGAGACTAAGACGAATTTCTTCGAGCGCACCAACTCGGAGTATGCGCTAACGAACTGTAAGAAGGACGACGACATTTTCGATCTTAATGCCGAGTTTTAACTGCTGGTCCAGGTTCCTGGCACCGTCACCCCATCCCCAAGTAACCATCCAATGTTTTTATCGAGAACATTCGCCTTGAAATGGGTGAATTCATCTGTCGTTACCCAGAACACACTTCCTAGTGCGCCTCTCCAGGCGGGTGCGCGCCCAGCAGTAGCGTCCGCGACGCCTTTGCTTCTCCCATCCAAACTCAGTAGATATTCTCGTTCGCTCGATAACATAACGGGACCGACCGCAAACGGCAATTTCAGACCTGAACTCGAAATATACGTGCCGGACAATTCATCGCTCATGTAGATATAGATATATACAACTAGTCTTTACTATAATAATTGTAATATTATAATAAACCAATATACACGTTCCCCTATATACATATCTAGTTTATGGATGATGTCATGCGTCGCTGCTGGGTTTGGATTGGCCTCATTATTCACGTCATTACTGACACCATTTCTCCTATTATTTCGTCTGATTGGTTTGAACTATTATATTATCCGGAAAGACGATGAACAAACGCGCACTATTTCGAAGGCACTACAAAAGGCGACGATGAATTCGACAACCCTATTTCAATGTGGGACCTGTTATCCGTCTGGACACTTTATTGGCTGGCGGTGTGCCGGATTCTATCAATATATGGACGCGTTTGACGGGGTGTCTCCCGAAATCCACATGATTACAACGCCATCATATTTCGCGAAAATCTCGGAATCGGAGAAAAGGGCAATCTCATTTTCTAACGCGAACACGGAAACACCACCAAAATCGATGACAATCTATTTACGAACCGGGTCCTATACAAGTATCTGGTATTCGCGCATGCGAATTGATATCCGTGACCTGGTGCCGAAAGGGCAGCAGGGCGATATTGTCGATCTAATTTGCGAGAACTTTACGAAGCGGCGTCGTGGCGTCTTTTTCATACATGGCGTGAGTGGTGCCGGGAAGAGCACAATCGGGCTACTCGTTGCGAGCCGACTGAATGGCATGCTATGTCATACATTCAATCCCACGGAGCCCGGCGACATACTCCAACACGTATTACGCGATTCCGACCCAACGGATGATGCGCCGACGATTATTCTTATTGAAGAAGCGAATACGTTGATACGAAATGTTCATGGCGAGACGATACAAAAGCATAAGAATATTACAACCTGTGTATATAACAAGAGCACATATAACACGTTCATGGATGACCTGATTCTTTATAGGAATGTTCTCTTTATATTGACGAGTAACGAGAGCAAAGAGTCGATTGACGCACTGGACCCGTGCTATTTAAGGAATGGACGAGTGAATGGGCATTATTCGATGATGGAAACACTGGATTTACAAAATTGAAGTTATTATGCGCAATTGAATATACATAATAATAAAACTATGGTTTTCATATATGTTCTCCAACTGGAATCAGGGAAGTATTATATTGGCAAGACAGAGAGCCCGGAATATAGATTAGAAAGTCACTTTAGTTCGGCTGGTTCAGCATGGACTAGATTATACAAACCAACACGGGTTGTTGAAATCAAACCAGATTGCGACAATTACGATGAAGATAAGATTACTATACAATATATGAATAAATACGGTATCGATAATGTCCGTGGTGGTTCGTTCGTTTCTGTAAAACTAGAGGATTCTACTATACAACATTTGAAGCAGATGAGTAACGGGACAAACGATAGGTGTTTTGCGTGTGGAGTCGGAGGGCATTTCGCAAAGGATTGTAATGTGGTGTCCATGCCCACACCAAACCCCAAACCAAAACGATGTAAATGCATCAATAGCATATTTTCGACTCATTACGAAAAGAACTGCGCTCTCAAAAGTCCCGAGAACTTTGTGAAAGGACTCGCGTTTATTGGCAATAAAATAATACAAGAATTGGACGAAGATGATAACGATACGCGTTCATGTGTTCGCTGCGGAAGAGATGGACATAACGCATCGATGTGCTACGCATCAACACACATTAAGGGATATAAATTAACTGCCGTCGAAATGCGAAAAGGTGTAAAATAAAATAATATCTATATAATATAATGCAAACGCGGAAAAATAAACCAGGAAAAAACAAAACACGTAAGGCACCCATTGAAAGCGCGACGTCTTTCCCTGAGGGAACCATCAAAGGCTCGTGGGTCGTCAAACGCGCGTCCAATGGTGTTCCGCGATGGGTCCCAGTTGTGTCAGCGGAACTCAACGGATTTCGTAGACTGACGGTAGATTACTGTGCGAAACATATCGGGAAATCGATTACATTATATGTGCGTGAATATAAAGACGTGTGGCCCAAGAAAAATGCTTGGACGAAACCGGAGAACGAGACCTATTATAAGGCGACCTTCACGCCAAACGGAGACGCAGTCAGTGGAAAGACGAAAATAGATGGATGGCTGAAATCTAGGAAGCCGGAGATAAAAAAAGGCGCGCATTTTTATGTGGATGGACATGTGATAATGGCGGACCCCTTACCCGATGGAGTCCAGGTCGATTCCAATGGTAAAAAACTGATGTCCCTGAATTTCATGAACCAGGAACTATTCGTGAAAGCGTAATTCATAAATATTTACAAATATTCATAAATCTAAAGCTTGTATCTCTTGTAAATCTGTAGTGCGACCAATCCTCCGAGAACCTGCGCGACGACATAGCCAGCAAGTTCCGTTACTTCCAGCTTCCCAGCAGCCGCCATTACGACACTGACTGCGGGGTTCAAGTGTCCGCCCGATACGGGTCCAGCGAGCGTAATCGCTAGCGCGAGCGCGGCGCCGATCGCTAGAGGATTACCAGTAGCGAGAATCACATAAACGAAAAAAAGTGTGCTAACAAATTCGACTAAATAACGGTTCATTGAGTTTATATAATAATACGCGAAAGTTTATCCAGACTTGGTGTCATTGTAATTCAAATTCATCGCACGCTGTTTCTTGTATCGAACATAGTCTGAGGAATCGGGGACGAACTTGGGATTGCACGATGACGCCGGAATGCCGGTGCTGTCGCAGTTCTGTGGAATGGTTCCAGAAATGGAACGAAGTCCTGGCTTGTTCGAGCGAATCTGGTTTGAACCACCACACGAGTAGTTCTGGCGATGTAAGAAATCGCCTAAATTGTTTACCAAACGGAACCCGCCAATTACAGGTAGCATCTCGTTGACCCTACCCACCGCGTATGGAGTATTCCACGATTTGGTGAGGATCTTGCGAGTGAGCGCCTGCTCGCCGCCACGCGCGTTGATTTTAGTTTGCTTTACGGATGTGCCGGCGTCTCCGCCGCCAAGACTAGTAGGATTTCCTGTGTATATCAATGACATTTATATCATATGCCAAGAAAATGTTATTATAGTATATAGTAATGAGTCGATCTTATTCAGATTGGGAAACATTAACAAATTCGATTCATTCGTCTGCATCACTTACTGATTCAGAGCCGAGTCCAATATTAGAGTCTGATACGGAATCGCATTCTAACTCGGGCTCCGAAGGAGATGACGGCGATTGGCGACCCACAAATAACATAAACAAAATTAACGAAATCGAGAACCTGCTAAAAACGGACTCGAATATCGTATATAACCCGACGTGTGTGAAAAAACGGTCAAATTGGTCTAAACAACCAAATTTGATTGACCCGAACGAAGACCCGGAGCCTAACTCCCCTCCATTAGATCTTTCTATTTTCTCTCCGAAAGCCGAGGCTCTGTTGAAGAACATCCGCGATTTAGACGAACGTGATCGGCGCGAAGAAGGCAAGCAGTTCAAACATTTCATTTTCACCGATTTTCCGAAACCACTCGCGTCTGCAATGGTCGCTAAAGGATTCGCGCTTGGCTATGGCGCCAAACGCACTAGTGAGGGCTCGAAGAAAAAGTTCGGTAAAATCGAACTAGACACAGACCCAAAATCAGAATCACAACCATTCTATGTATTGACAACGGCCAGCATATTCGACCAGAATCTCAGTGTCGCTATCAAAAAGACCATGTTGGCGAAGTTCAATGAGCGCCCCGATAACATCTATGGGGAGAACGTGCGCTTCATAATAATGGATAGTGGATTCAAGGAGGGTATCGACTTATTTGATATAAAATACATTCACGTTTTCGAACCACAGCTCATGATGTCGGACATGAAACAGATTGTCGGGCGCGGGACGCGCACGTGTGGGCAGAAGGGACTCCAGTTCCACCCGACGCATGGGTGGAGGTTGAACGTGTTTCTATATGACATGACCATTCCAAAGGAGCTGATGGGTGGCGTTGGTTCTGCGTTTGCGCTCTATATGAAAGCCATGAACATGGACATGCGCCTACACACATTTACGAGTGAGCTCGAGAACGAAACCATTGACGCGGCAATAGATAACAAGCTGACGCGAAATATACATAATATTGTTGGCGGAGCCAACGATACCGATTACAGCCAATATGCTTGGGAACCAGTGAAAATGGAGAACCTGTGCGAAAAACCGTCCGAGGCCGGGACCGCAATCAGCCTAACCCCAACCCAGAATTTCCTAAAGAACTACTTCGTCCCCGCAAATCCGGCCAAGGGAATGCTCTTATGGCACTCGACTGGCTCGGGTAAAACATGCTCTGCCATTTCCGTTGCGTCGAACCAGTTCGAGAAGGAGGGATACACAATCTTATGGGTGACTCGCGCGACACTGAAGAATGATATATGGAAAAATATGTTCGACCAAGTATGCCATGAAGTCATACGCGCGAAATTGTCCGCGGGCGAAATTGCGATTCCGTCGGAACAGCCAAAACGCATGAAGCTTCTCTCGAAGTCCTGGCGTATTCGCCCTATGTCATACAAACAATTCACGAATTTAGTGGAACAGAAGAATCAGCTCTATGACACTCTTGTGAAAATCAATGGCAAAATCGACCCACTGCGTAAGACGCTGTTGGTAATCGACGAGGCGCAGAAATTATATGGTGGTGCCGGCCTGTCCTCACTGGAACAACCGGATATGGTGGCGCTACATAAAGCCATCATGAATTCGTATATTGTATCTGGTCCGGACTCTGTAAGATTGCTTATGATGACCGCCACGCCCATAACCGCTAGTCCAATGGAACTAGTTCAGCTATTGAATCTTTGCCGGATGCCAGAGCAACAGATGCCGGCGCACTTCGACGATTTCGCAAAACAGTACCTCGATACCGAAACCGGCAAATTCCGCCCTGATAGTAAATATAAGGATGATATTGCGGGGTGCGTCAGTTATCTGAATCGCGAAAAGGATGCGCGCCAATTCGCGATACCCGTTATCCGGCAAATCACTACGCCTATGGTGGCTCTCGATGACGTTCTCACATATGATAAGCGGTCCTCCAGAGATCTTATGAAAAGTGGTATCCTAGAACTGAAGGCGAAGATCGAGCGCACAAACAAGACGATCATTTCGGATTTGGACGTGAATCGGTTCAAAGAAATCAAAGCCAAATGTGTGGATCGCCCTGATATGAAAAAGGAGTGTAGGACGATTGCCAAGCGAAACATGCGCGACCTGGTTAAGGAAGCCAAAGAAGATACGGTCCGAATCAAGGATGAAATCAAGGGCATGCGTGAAGAACTTAAGAATAAAAACTTATTCAAGACGGAGAACCTGAAACAAATTTCCGATAGAATAGGGGTGAATTCACCGGAATATCAGAGATTCAAACATGGTGTCTATTATAATGTACGCTCAAAATGTGGGAAAATGATACATGACGCTAAGTCGTTTGATGAACTCGCAGATAAACACCCGACCATTATACCATATATAGATGCGATCCGGGAGCAAGACGAGAAAATCGCGGAAATGGAGAACCTACTCCAAACTACCATGGATGGATATAAAAACAAAATACATGAAATAAAGAAGATGTTGAAAACGAATTTATCGGACTTAGAGAGGAGCGTCGTCAAACTGGTTATCAAAGATCATCGAAAGACTATGAAGTCGTATGGGATAGAAGAGAATAAAAAGCTCAAGAAAAACGTCGAAGAGGCGAACAAGACGAAGAAACGGATGGAGAAGGGTAAGAAGAAACAGATGCGGACACTGAAGAATGCGTATAAATCCAAGTTGCGAGAGGAGAAAGCGCACCAGCGTGAATTCCAGCGTGCCGATAAGAAGTTGCGTAAGATTATGCGGCAGCAGGATGACTATAAAGAGGAAATCAAAGAGGACTTATTGAAAGGGCTCATGACGAAATATACCGAGCGCACGGAAGAACAGATCGAAGAAAAACGTATCGAAATTACTGATAAAATCGAGGCGCGCCAAGCCAAGAAACAGGAGAAAGCAGTTGCGAAAGCGGATACAAAGACGCGGAAGGCGCAAGAAAAAGCGCAAGTGAAGGACAAGAAGGCACAAGCGAAAGCCGATACAAAGACCCGGAAGGCTCAGGATAAAGCAGAAGTGAAGGACAAGAAGGCACAAGCGAAAGCCGATACAAAGACGCGGAAGGCGCAAGAAAAAGCGCAAGTGAAGGACAAGAAGGCTCAAGCGAAAGCAGATACAAAGACCAGGAAGGCGCAAGAAAAAGCGGATGCGAAAGCAGAAACAAAGACGAGGAATGCGCAGGAGAAAGCGGATGACAAGGAGAGAAAGGTTTAGTAGGGACAATTGAACGGCTAAGACCAAGAAGTAAAGCATTCATGGGTCTTCATCTTTGTATCTATAAAAGTCATCTTCATCGTCTGGGAAATAGTATTTGTAAAAACTCAGCACTTGAGAACACGCATCAATCTTATAGTAATGTTTCATATAAGGAACGCCGGTAAGCCCGTTATTCACCATATGACTATGTGACCAGTATTCGACTTCGTCCAGGTTATACGTGGTTATCACCTGTTCCATTAGCTCGGCGGTTGGTGTCATTTATTTTATAGATATCTATAAAATAAAGAGAGGAAAATATAATTCTTTCAATTTTCATAGAGGTTTTTATATGTTTCTATAGTATAATGGACCAAGTAACAGACACAATCGAACCTAAAACCAGTAAGAGCACGTCGGAATATATCGACAAAATCACACTCGAGCTCCTAATCAACAAGAACCAATATAACAAGTATATAGCGTCAGTGGATCCGGAAAAACATAAGAAGATCACCGAGTTCTCCGATAAATTAGCAAAATATAGCGAACAAATGCTGAGTTTGACAGAACAATACTGTTCGAATCCAAAGACACAGAAAACAACTGAAATGGACGAAACCTTCGTTACTTATGCGAAAACCTGCTTCCGTTACTTCGAAATGAAGGAGCTTGAAGGTGACCCAGACACGGAGCGGGGCCGGTATGGTCAATGCGAAGATGTTCTATTCGAGCCTGTTCCGACTCATGTCCATTCGTTCTGGGGCAAAGGTGCTATAAAAAAATCTAAATAGTATATATAGATGCCGGGGTCCAAGAAGCAAAAGCAGAAGCAAACGAACACAAAAAGCAGACGGAGAACATTCAAAAAGCTTAATTGTAGTCCATTTGTTGCTGGTAAACAAATCGTAGAAGATTCGTGTATTACTCCGGATATTGCGTTACAAATCAAGGGAGAATATAATAAAATACACGCATCGCAACCGATCAACGCGACCGAACCTAACCAAATATTGGAAGAACTTCGCAGGCGCCTGCCTACATGTACCAGTGAGGAATGTTTTATCGGTCAAATCGGCGACGATAAGTTGAAAGAACAGATCAAGGAATCACTGTTCTCCCCGAAACAGCCGAGTTCTTGGAGGAAGAACAAACGCGAATGGGTGTCAAATTTTGATATGGAAGAGGTTCTCCAGCAATATGAAGACACTTATCCGAATTTCAAATTCATCGGGGCGACGTATATGGATTTCGACGCCAAATTGAAGAATGGTAGCTGCGTAGAGGAAGACTTCTGTAAATTCGACCTTGGAGATGAGATGAAACAAGGCAAAACCAAGTTCGGATTCGTATTTAATTTAGCCAAACATGGCAAGTCCGGAATTCACTGGAATGCGATGTTTGTCGATACTGATGAAAAAATCATCTTTTTCTTGGATAGCGCGGGTGATCCCGCACCCAAAGAAGTGAGGGCACTAGTGAAGCGTATACGGAAGCAAGCGCCATTCAAATTCCGGTTCGTCCAGAATGCGCCGGTGGAGCATCAGTATGGTAGCTCGGAATGTGGCATGTATGCGTTGTATTTTATTATTACGATGCTAACTGGGAAAACGAGTGGCGGGGCACCACTGGACTGTGCAAAGAGTAAGATAAAATACTTTAAGAAAGACAGGATTCCGGACAAACATGTTGCCGAACTCCGAGACAAGTATTTCAACCGATGAAATAATTTATCCATGTTATTATATATTATATGGGTAAATCGATAAAACGAAATGGCAGACGCCGTATTCGGAAAACTCGGCGACATAAATTAAAAGGTGGTAGAAAAACGGAGGCGGCGTTATACGTATGGAAGAACCCGGATAATAAGACTTTCCAGAAACGCATTTTTGTAAAACAAGGAATGGATTACGGAGAGTCGATCGCGGATGCGGGTTATCAAATGCGATTTTTCAACGGCGATTTTGGGGATACAATACCTCGAATACCGGATACCGAAGAAGACGGCAATCTAGTGATCCACAATATAAACCCATATGTGAAATATCTGACTGCAGATTATAGTGACGGAGATGTCGACGAAATAGAAGGAGCCTATGCGGAAACAGGTGATAAAACATATGTGCCGCCGCTGCTTAGTGCGGCGACACCGATGAATGTAGATAAAACAAAGCTTGCGTCTGCGTTCGATCGTGTTACAAAACAAAAATTAATTGAAATAGCGATTGGTTTGGGAATAAAAGATGACAAGGGTAAAATAACAGATAAAACTAAAATAAAAAAATCTGAATTAATATCATCAATTATACTACAACTTACCCAACCATAGTTGGATGTCGATATGATGTAACCAGTAAAATCAATTGAAATCTTCATCGGTCATAATCCTTAATTATTCAAGGGTATAAATACAACTAACGAATACCGATATACATAATGTCGCTCTACATTCACCCCGAAAATCAACGGGTTCTCTGGACTACAATAAACAAGGCCAAGGGATTCGCCGAGAAACCAGATGCCGACGAACGATTTAAGCAGACCATTGCGCATTTTTATCATCAGAATTCGACTCGAGTTCTCAATCGCAATGACTTGTTACAACTCAATAAGGAAACGATCGAGTATATGATTCAACAGCTGAAGCAGGTGCCAGTTTCGGCGCCGATTGATTTGGTTACTTCGGTTGCGCCGATTGCTTCGTCAATCGCTCCGTCTATTGCTTCGCCTATTGCTACGTCTATTACTGCGTTAGATCCCGATACAAAGATGTCCCCCGATGAAATGAACACCCTTCTAAAACTGCGCAGTTTACAAGATCAGATCGACGAGCTCCGCGAAGAAATTAGAGCTCTTAGGAAACCAACATAAACGCATCATGTACGTGTTTATATATAAATACGCATATGCCCATTCCGAGAATACTCCATCAAATATGGATCGGTCCGAAGCCAGCACCGACCCATTTGATGGACACCTGGCGTGACATGAACCCCGATTTCGAATATATCCGCTGGTCCGAGTCCGAGCTACAGGCTCGTGGTTTCGTATCAGAATGTCAATCACAGATCGACGCTATGTCCGAAATCAACGGAAAAGCCGACATATATCGCTGGGAAATACTACACAAATATGGTGGTATCTTCGTGGATGCCGATTCCGTCTGCGTCTCGCCATTCGACGACACCTTCCTGGCGAGAACCGCATTCGCCGGATTCGAGAATGAGACCATCCGTAAAGGTCTCGTGGCAACCGGAACGATGGGATTCGTCCCAGGATACCCACTATGCCGCACGGCAATCGACCAGATCCGCGACAGTCCAATCGACACGACAAAGCGCGCCTGGTATACGGTCGGGCCTGGACTGCTCACGCGCCTGCTGGCCATCGGTAAGTATCGCGATTTCACCGTTTATCCGAGCTTCTATTTTATTCCAGTCCATTTCACCGGTATGGCTTATGTTGGGCATAAGCGCGTCTATGCACACCAAATATGGGGGAATACCAAGAGCTTGTATGATAAGCCGGCGCCACTACCTCTGGAACTACCGTCAGAGCCGACCCGCTGGGTCTCGATGTTGATCCCGAGTTATAATACGAAACGTGAATATATTCGTGAATGTTTGGAGTCCATTCGAGCACAAAATGGCGCGTTCCAAATCGAATTGGTCTGGATAAACGATGGATCGTCTGCCGAAGCAACAGTTGAGTTGGAACAAGAACTAGTGCGATTTCAGAGAACATCCAGACATATAAAAGTGAATTACATACGGCGCGACGAAAATTATGGCATCAGTCGTTCTCTCCGGCAGGGCATATGCGAATGCTCATGGGACCTCGTTTTCCGCATGGATTCCGATGACGCAATGCTACCGGACCGCATGAAGTGCCAGCTCGAATTCATGGACGCAAATCCAGATTGCGTGGTTTGTGGCACAGATATCGTTACGTTTGATGGAACGAAATGGACGAATCATCCGCCAGTCATTCGAAGCACGGACCCAGACCCTAAACCCGATTGGTTCATGAATCATCCAACACTCTGTTTGAAGAGGTCCGCGGTTCTCGCCGTCGGCAACTATGGCGAGATCGAGAACGGGCATGAGGACAGAGACTTGGAAATCAAACTGTTAGATAAATATGGCGCCGTGTATAATATACCGGAACGTCTAGTAAAATACAGATTACGTGAGTCGTAGGAAGTGTCCGAGAACCTGCTTGTTTTTCTTTTCATAAGCCATTGATTTTAGGTTCGCGGCATGTTGTTTCTGCATAATGATGTGCTCTTGTTCTTTGTGTCGATCTGCTACAATTCGCTCCGCTTCCGTCTTGTCCAGCGGTGAGAGTTGCTGCCGCCCGCGTGCCTGAACTAGATGGTCCATCGAATTATATTTCTGGATTTTTTCATAGTCACTGTCGCCGACTGCCAATATGGTCTGGTCTTTATGAACCTTTCGTAAATCGTCGTATTTCAATTTACTGAATGGATCACAGGTAACATAGGAGTCATCGGTATCATCGTCGTATAAGTTGGTACCGCCCGCGGATTTCATGGTTTCCACGCCGCGATATCGCACAACACCTGTCTGTTGTGATTTTATGGTTTCGAATGCCCGGTTTATGTTCTTGTCGGCAATGTCGGCATATAGCGCCGTCTCGCTTTTGAACCACTCATTGCGGGTCGGATCGGGCGCAACCACCATCGTTTTTTCGAAGATTTCATTGAATTTTTGATTGAACCCTTCCGACTTGATAACGGATCCCTTTTTAACGGAACCGGCCACCGGCGTATATTCGACGGGTTCGCTCGGAACTCGGCGATTCTGGCGCGATTGTTCTTCATAAAGCCCATACACCATCTCGAACGCCTTTTTATAAAAAAGAAAATATTCGGATGGCAACTTGGACTTGTCGGGGTGTGTCATGAGAACCTTCTTTTTGGCTCGTTTAATACCCTCGATATCCAAGTCATATGTTAAATCGAATAGACCCAATAGTTCCGTTAACGAATACATATTCACATCCAAATTATGGGCTTTAGACATCCCTATATATTGAAAAGAGCGTTTTATTTATTCGGCGTAATACGAATCACAATAACTATATAAAAACTTTTGTATAGTTATTGTAATAAATGGGCACTGACATTATAACCGAAATCGACGGTGGTGTCGGCGGATTTCTCAAGTTCCTTTCTAATAATCCGGGTGTCATCATTGTAAAGTTCGGCGCAACCTGGTGCGGGCCATGTAAGTTAATCTCTGGTCAGTCCCATTCCTTTATGAATGAAATGCTCACCAAGTTTCCAGATACTGTAATTTGTTGTGATATTGACGTCGATGACCATTTTGAGCTATATGCCACGTTAAAGCAAAAAAAGATGGTGAATGGTATCCCGGCAATCCTATGCTGGCATATGGGCAATGTAACACTTATTCCAGACGATAGCACAATCGGGGCAGATATTGACCAGATCAAGCAGTTATTTCTTAGATGCGCTAGCAACGCAAACCGGCTCTGATATTCCAAACAAGTTTTTCAACTTACGAAACGCGTCCTTTCGCCGACTGCGAATTTCGGGGAGGCTGACTTCGGCATGAACTTTATATGGCGTAAATGCCGAATTTGGACCGCCAAATGTGTGCTTCTCTATTCCTGGATTTTGCATTTTGGGTTGATGGAAATTATAAGCGAATATTGCTTTCATGTGCTATATACATGCTGGTATATAGCACAATCAATTTTTACACGCAAAATTGAAATATAATAAAATAGATTTTTATTTCAGTAAAATGACTAAACAAAAGTGTTTCGCATGCGCGAAGAAAGTCGGGATTTTCGGCATAAAGTGTAGATGTTCCGATATATCTGGCAATCGGAACATATTTTGCTCGGCGTGTATTCAAACAAAGTTTAGCGATGCGGACCCAGGACATTTATGCTCGTTTGATTATAAAGAATTTGAACAAGCAAAGTTGTCTAAAAACAACGAAGTAGTTCAATGCATAAAAGTATTTGAAATTTGATTATTTACGATTCTGTTTTGTTTGCTTTGTGATACTACCACGCTTGCGACGCGTGCGTTTTCTCTTTCCGCCCCGGGTTGGGGGTATAGAGGGCGATTTTAGTTCCGGGGATGTGGATGGCACGCCAGGCATTGATACCGATGGTAGTGACAACGTCGGCATCGCTACAGCAGGCAGTGACACCGATGGTAGTGACAACGTCGGCATCGCTACAGCAGGCATCGCTACAGCAGGCATTGACACCGATGGTAGCGACACCGTCGGCATCGCTACAGCAGGCAGTGACACCGACGGCATCTTAAACCCAGAACTCGCATCTGTCGATTTGGATTCATCTCTAAATACTGAATAGGCAAGAAGTGCGGTCGTTGCCCCAATTAAACCATATGTTATTATAGGTACCCCATTCAAAGTCGCATATTCCATAATATATATAAAATCTATATATATTATTTCTATTAGAACATGCGACTATTGTGTCTCACACGTCCCAAAGCCTGTCTTCTCGTATTTGTATCGAATGAACTCTTGAATGACATAGACGCACTTTCCGCATTGAGGGACCCGACGCCAACTTCATGAATCCTATTTATAGCAGTAATAGACGATGCGTCTCGGTTAACCGCTCCGTGCCATTTTTTCATGAGTTTTTCATCATTCGTTACCGTGGTAAAATTTAATGCCGAGTAAGTTCGCCTTGATGTGGCGAACGAGCTTGTATTATCTGATGTGCTATCTTTCCACGGCATTGCGCGAACTGTATACGCGATCCCATTATTCAGACCGAACATGTGTATATACTTATATATATAAATAATAAAACACACAAATCTTCTAAAATCCATGACGCTTCTTCTTGTCCTGCCACGCATTCTTAATTGCGAGCGGCACTGTAGTCCGCTGGTGAGCCTCATATGCCTCGGGCGAATCATAATATAGCGTGACGAGATTCGTTCCATCACCGATGCTCACGTTCCTGACCTTGAAGAATCCATGCTCAGCAAGAGAACCGACTGTATCCGTATACCTGTGACCATGAGTCGGGTTCCGAATGTGGTAACCCGGATTCGAATGGGTGCTATACATCTCGATCTTCGTGATCTTGCTCTTGCCATTTGGCTTCCTACCAGCAAGTCTCATTACTACGTTATATCCAGGGTCGGCCAACTTGATGGCCTTTGCCGCCTGTTGTTGCGTGAGACGCGCGGGTGTTACGTCGGATGCCACCGAGACGTTTTCTACATCGGCCTCGCTTGCCGACTCGAGGTCTGATTCATTTTCGGGGGTTTCGTAGTACATAGTAGCCATTTTATAAACATCACAATAAATCTTTATGTTATTTATTCATAGTATATCTTTGAACGCAACTATAGCATCTTCGCTCACCGTATTACGCATGCTCATTTTTAGTTCGTCATGGTGCGGCTTGCGCCCGGCGTTCTCGACAAAATCATTCACGAATTTGCGTAGAACTTCGATTTCCATATGTAATTTGGCCGCCTTTTCTTTGAGTTCTCGATCAGCGACGCTCTTGCGACGTTCGTTCGTCCGTTCCTCTTCTTCCTTTTCATGCTTCAGTCGCACCAATTCAATTAGCTTACTTTGTTCTTCTTCTATACGAGTGCGAATAGCCTCTTCCATTTCCTTTTGAATCTCGGCATCATCGGTGGGTTCATGTACTAAATGCTCCATTGTTTTATACCATTGATGGCGGTAGTCATTCGCGGTAGTTATGGTGTCGCATATGTCTGGCTTGCGCAGAGCATCAAATCGAGCCCTCTCCGGAGAACCCACCTTTCCTTTGAATGTATTATTAAAATCAATCACAATTTTCTGTGGTATAGCTGGACTGGTTTCCATAAGGCGATCGAATTCCATACGGCAAATCTTGATGAATTGTCCGGCATCGGTGCGTTCGTCCGGATCTTTCGATAATTCTATACGTATATTACGGGCAAACTTGTCCCACGAAATCGCGGATACACGATGGGCTTCATTAAGCTCGGAGATTTTCAGATATTGTTGGATCGTGGATAGGATACCGATACATATATTAATTGTGCCTATCACCGCCGGTGAGTACGCTTGCATAGATAGAGGTAGGCTAGATTGAGCAAATGATGCCGTACCTGTGATTGTAGATAAGGTAATCGCCGGAATTGTGAACCATGCGTGCGCACGCGATAGTTTCGAATGGGCTCGGGTATTGAGCCATTTGTAGCATTGGGCGACGTCACACCATTCCACCATAATGATTTCGTTCTCTGGAGACCATTTGATGTTTTTTGATCTAGTTGGTTCGGCCTTACTTTCGGCGCTCTCCGAGGCTGTGTCGGATATTTTCTTGTCGTCTGATGGTGGCATGTATATATCGTATATATAGAAATTATCCCATGGTCAGTTTGGGTCGTCCTCGACTCTTCGGCGTGTTATTTTTTGGGACAGCTGGCACTTGAAATTGTTCAATTATAAGGCCCGTGACTAGTTCTTGTGTGACAATAGGTTCCATGATAATAGGTTCCGGGATAATAGGTTCCGGGATAATAGGTTCCGGGATAATAGGTTCCGGGATAATAGGTTCCGTTATAATAGGTTCCGCTACAATAGGTTCCGCTACAATGGTTTCTTGCGTGACAACTGGTTCCGGGATAATAGGTTCCACTACAATGGTTTCTTGTGCGACAATGGGTTCCGTGACAATGGGTTCCGTTACAATGGGTTCCGTGACAATGGGTTCCGTGACAATGGGTTCCGTTACAATGGGTTCCGTGACAATGGGTTCCGTGACAATGGGTTCCGTGACAATGGGTTCCGTGACAATGGGTTCCGTGACAATGGGTTCTTGTGCGACAATGGGTTCTTGTGCGACAATGGGTTCTTGTGCGACAATGGGTTCCGCGACAACGGGTTCCGCGACAACGGGTTCCGCGACAACGGGTTCCGTTACAGTGGGTTCCGTGACTAAAGCATCGGTTTCGACCTGGTAATTCACAAGGATTTTCATATTGATTCCGTCCGAAAATCCGACGATGTCCGATAATGCTTTGCTACAGTGTCCCCGCTGAGACGCCTGATAGAAATTAATGAATTCTACATACATGCCTATCTGTTCCTTTAGTGCGATATTTTCGTATTTCAACGCAGTAAAAAACGCGGCGATAGAGAACCCAACCTCATTGTTCGAATTGTTCGACAATAACGCATCGTTGTTCGATTTATATAAACCGCGTAGTTGCGCCGTAACATCCGTTATCTTGCCGAATATAAACTTCGCATCGTCGATCGTATAATTGAACATAGGATCCAGATCGTTATACGCGACAATGTCGTCCATAGAGATCGTGACGCTTAAATTCGATTCTTTACACTGATTTATAATAATCACGCATAATTTGTAATAATCGCCATACATTCGATTATTGATTAGTGCTAAAATCCGTTTATAATGTTCATGTTCAACTGACAGAATTTTATATTGAAAATAGAATGAATCAAGCGAATACAAGTATATTTTCTTAGAATTGTTCTGCGCGAAGACCTTGTATTTATTCTTCATGCCGGAAAGCGTAGTTTCGAGCGTCGCTATGTGTTCATCCAAAGTTATGCGTATTTGAATCAGCTTATCAAATTCGATTTTATGTTCGTCCATATACATATGGGAATATAAACATTTGGTTCGATTAATATATAGATACGTCGGACTACTATGTTATATATGTCCGAGAACTTCAAGCCGATCATACTGGATCTCGTCGGAGATTTGACGACGACTTTCTCGGAATATTCCGATCTATGGAAGTCATGGCAAACCGCGGAACCTGCCGAATTCGACACGCTATTTCAGTATTGTTTGGCCGTTTATCCCGAGCGATTCTTCGATATCCTATATCAAAACGCGGATATTTTCGGAAAGGAAAGCACCACAAATACAATGTTTTTACCTACTGTGGATTTCAAGGTTCTCTTTAACTGTGATGGAGTTACCGAAAATACGAAGAAGACACTTTGGAAGTATCTCCAATTAATCCTATTTAATGTGGTCGGTTCCATCGACGACAAGACTAAGTTCGGGGATGCAGCCTCCATGTTCGATGGCATTGATGAGAAGGTTCTCCAGGACAAGTTGAAAGAGACAATGGAAGGAATTGGAGATATATTTAAGGATAATGAATTCACATTCGATAAGGCCGATGGAGGTGGGCTTCCTAAGGCGGATGATGTCCATGAGCATTTGAAGGGGATTTTCGATGGTAAGATCGGGAAGTTGGCGAAGGAACTCGCCGAGGAAATCTCGGGTGATTTTGCGGACATTGTAGGGGACGGTGACGAGGGCGCGACGACGCAAGACGTGATAAAAAAGATGATGAAGAACCCGAAGAAGATGATGGATTTAGTAAAGACGGTCAGCGATAAGCTGACAAGTAAAATCGACAGCGGCGAGATCACGAAAGAGGAGATAATGAAGGAGGCGGGTGGGATCATGGCGAAGATGAAGGAAATGGGAGGCGGCGATAAGCTACAGGAGATGTTGAAAAAGTTCGCTGGTAACATGGGTAAGAACGCGCGCGTTGATATGAGTGCTCTCGACCGGATGACGAAACAAGAGGAGAATAAAGAGCGCATTCGGAAGAAGTTGGAACAGCGTAAGGCTGCAGCAACCCTAGAGCAGAAGAGCGCAAAGGAGTTCGTGTATCGCGTTCCAGGTGAGGAAGGTCAGCAACGTAGTAGCTCTGCACCGATGAGCGACGAGCAGCTGATTGCCGAGTTCGAGAAGGACCCGGTCAAGACAAATACAAATACAAATACAAATACAAATACAAATAAGAAGAAGAAGACAAAAAAATAAATGGATATTATATAAAAGCAATATGAATCTGTTGAAATACATTAACATCCCTGTATTTATAGTGAGTCTGGCTCTAGGAATAATGGCGGTGTATATAACGGCTCCGCCGACGCGTCAGATTTTCGTATATCCGACCCACGAAAATTCTGGGCTAATACAGTATCGCGACAAGACGAAGACGTGTTTCTCCTTAGAAGAAGAGGAAGTAAGATGCCCAGCAAATCTATCCAAAATAGCAAAGATACCGATACAAATGTAAAAACTTCTACGGATAACATATAGTATATGAATTTCAGACGATTGCTTGACACTTGGCAAGGCAGGTTTTTCATTTCGCTGCTATTGGGTCTAGGATTAGCCACTATGTTTAGAAATGTTTGCACTGGAGACAAATGTATTACATTCAACGGACCGATTATTAGCGAAATCGATGACAAGGTTTATAAATATGACGAGAAGTGTTATAAATATAAGACGGTTGCAGCAAAATGTAATCCGATTAAGCGAATCGTAGATATGCCGGAACCGTCGTCCGAGCCAAAACCAATCGGTTTAGGCGTTTAGATCACATTTTTTAGATACATTCTTATAGTATATGTCCGAACATACTACAAGAATCGCCGATTTGCCGGAAAACATCACTACGCAAATGCCACAGCAACAAGATATGCGTAATCAAACGCAGGCATCTGCCCCGACATATGCGCCGATGAACATTCATCCGAATCCATACGGAAATAATGTTCATCCTGCTATAATGTCCCTACCTGAACAGGCGGATATGGGGAGGCCTCAGAGATTGCCAACGCGCGATATACCAATGGATCAGAGCGCGTATCAGAATGACGAAGAAGTTCAGCCGAATTATATACCAAAGGCGAAGATGAGCAGCGATTATGTTAAAGACTATGAGAACCTAACTGAATCTAATATTAGTAAACATGAAGCAGGAAAGCGACGCCAGAGCAAGGTCGATTATTTGGTAATGACACTACAAGTCCCGATCACTATCGCATTTCTATTTTTCATATTTCAGATGCCGATGGTAAACACCCTGTTTTTCAAGAATTTTGCGTTCTTGTCGATTTATAATAGCGACGGCAACATCAATTATAACGGGATCGCACTGAAGAGCGTGATGTTCGGCGCGTTGTTTTATTCCGTCCAGAATACAATCGATTACCTCGGCGACATTTAGCAAAAACAATTTACAACAAACAAATTGTTTTTATTCAGAATAGATAGTCACCTTCCTTGTTTTTTTCCGGTTCATCGTTGTCTTTGTTTTTTTCTGGTTTGTCAATATCCTTCCGTATAGGTTCTCGATTCTTCCGCGTATAACCCATCGGCCGATATTGTAAGAACCACATGTCATATTCACGAGTTCCGCGCTTACTCTTCAGTTCTTTGAATTTGTCCATCTTGTCGGCACGCATTGTCTCGATCGTCGGCTGTTTACCTACGCATTTTATGTTAAAGCGTTTGAGCACCCCCTTCTGCTCGAGACGGTTTTTCTGCTCCACTTTGAATAAGAATTCGGCCATACATAAGATGCGCTCCTTTGAAAAATGCAGTTCATTCGAATAGTAGAATGCCAAGTAGAAACTCAGCATAGTATCGATTGTGGCGACCTTAATTTCCTTATCTTGTATGTAAATCGAATTATAGTTATGGCACGCAATGGGTTTATATATAAACGCCACCGATTCAGAATCGACTTTCACTTCGATGTGTTCCGGCACAATTTCTCCGATCGCACTATGACGAACCAATCTTACCTTATTCAGGTTCATGGATTCTAGTTTCTCAACCAGTGCGTTCGCGCACTTATTTGGTTCCTCAGACAACACGTCAAAATCGGATGTTCGCACCACGTTCGCATCATCCGTATTATATCCTGAATAAAATCCAGAAGCATAACCTCCGAAGAATACTACACCTTGTTCAACCAGAGTGTCCCTTGTTATATAATAGGCTTTCGTGCGTTTATATGACGACGTAATGCGATTACAGTGTTTCGTCTTAAGTGGGCGATACTTATTCAATAATATGAGGCGTTTCATGACCTTTTCCCAACGAGACACGTCGCCGAGAGGGCGCGACAATTCCAGATACATACCCATTCGCAAGAAATCCGGTGGCGCATACAATATATTGTTAATTTTTACAGAATCCTTCGAAATGGCCTTGAATATCTTGGGGTTCATATATGTTATGTCGGCTATAGGTATAAAATTCACGAATACCTTGAATGTTCCGTGATGAACCCCCGATTTTGCCTCGACCTCTTTAAATCCGCTTTTCAAATAGATGTCGGCCAGTTCTTTTGCGTATTCTAGAGCTCGTGGAGTATACATATCGTAATCGGGGACCTCGAAATCTCTATTATAAAATTGCGCATGTTTTGGCAATATATTGTTTATTGCCGTCCCGCCATAACATACGCACTTCTTCTTACGAATGAAATCCTCTAATATTTGAATCATATGAATCACAGCTTCGCTGTTTGCCATCTTTTCAGATTGTTGTTTATCGCTTTCATCTATTGCGTGACGCAATATCGCTAATTCACACTCATCGAATGTCATTTTGTCAGAACATAAGCTTGTGTTAAATTTATTATCACCCGTATTCTTACGACTCTTCATTCATATATATACATGCGATTTATTTTATTCAGTTGCGTCATTTTTCAAATATCGTAACATGCGCGCTATAGGGACAAACGAACTCTTATTATCACTAAATATACGCTCAGTCTCAGTGAGGTTGTTGTCAGGACTATAGAATTGATTCGCTATTATTTGAACCCCAAAATTAGGGACCATCTTCTTTATATCAGGGTTATTGTAAGTGTTGCTTGGATATACTATCCGAATTAATTTAACGCCCGTGGTGACGCCGTCGTCTTTAACGATTGGGGATTCGAGTAGTCCTGCAGATAATTCATCGACTTTGTATTTACGGACAGTATATTTACCACTTTCCATGTGGACGTATTGCTTAAAATCTTTATAATCCGGAGAGTCCTCACCATCTGTATCTACGACAATCACTACTTTGTCCATTAATTTCGACAATCGAGTTTTCATCATAGCTTCATTTCCTCGAGGTCCGATATACATACGTGGTTCGATATTCGCTTTTATAATATTGGCGATCTTATTATATAGGTCCGCGTTCGACGTCTTGATTTTCATGTGAATGAAAATTGGTTCACTTGCGTGTGGTGCCTCTGAGAACCCCACTGAAACAATCTTGTTTAGCACATCGCCAAGTGCCAAGGAATTCTCACTGTCCAAGTTATACTTTTTACTGTCTGTTGAATATCCAACCACAGGCAACCCGTTTATAGAATATATTTCAATTTCTATAAATCGGCATCCCCTCATGAGAACATCTTTAACCTGGTCAAGATTTACTAGCTTTTTATCGTTTGTTAGAGCCGTATTCGTAGATCCGAATATACAGAATTCACTTAATGGAAGATTATTCACTTGTTCAAATCCTTCTTCGCTCGTTATGTATATAGATTTCAAAAAGGCAACTGCCAATATACCCAACATTAAAAATACTATTATTTGGAATCGTCTCATATATATTCTATGTCGATAAACAAATATAAAATTTCACAATATAATATATTACAATGGCCGGTGGATTGCTAAATCTGATATCAGAAGGTAACAACAATGTAATTCTCACCGGTAATCCAACGAAAACATTTTTCAATGTAACATACTCTAAATATACCAATTTTGGACTACAAAAATTCAGGCTGGATTATGATGGTTCTCGCGATTTACGCTTGACAGAAGATTCCGTGTTCAAATTTAAGGTTAAACGATACGCTGATCTACTCATGGATACATATATCGTAGTCACGCTACCTGATATATGGAGCCCCATCATGAATCCGTTGAATAAGGATTTATATCAAAAATGGATTCCGTATGAGTTCAAGTGGATTCGAGATATTGGCACACACATGATTCGTGATATTACTATATCGTGTGGTTCAATCACACTCCAAAAATACACCGGCGAGTATCTAGCCGCAATGGTCGAACGCGATTTTCCT